GAAGGTCTACAATTCCGATGAACTGGGCACGAGTGAACTCATCGTTCATTTCGAATAGAGTATATTTTGATACGTCAGCAATAATCTTCTGTAGATAGATGAATAGCTGTCTGACGTTAATATGGTCGAATGCAGAACCAGCATTGTATGTGGTTTTGTCACCGAACAGAATAATATCTCTACCTCTAAACTGGACGAATGGATTGACGCAAACAGGATACATAATATCTCTGTCAGCCTGTGACGGATTGTAGATTAGAGTCTTGGCAGAGTTGGTAGCCAATTCACCACGATTAAACCCGGCAGGAGAATGCCATGCACCAGCATTGAAGGTTGTTCTTGCTAATAGACCAGCAGTATCGGCATTCATAGGAATATCGATAAATCTATCATTGTATTGATCGTAGATGGTCTTATATCCAGAGTCAATTACTACGAAAGAAGATTTGATTACTGCGTTAGCAAATAGTTCTAGCTTCTGTGGGATAGTAAGATCAGTTGAATTAGTAACATCTGATTTTCTAGGCGATCCGAAGACCATACAATCTCTTCTATATTCGCAGATTTCACCACCAACATAGTTGATTAGACCTTCACCATAATCTCCACCATTAGCTTTACCAATGATAAAATGATCTACGTCAATCTTTTCCTTATCTTTGAATAGGTCATATCCGGCCATAAGAGTATTGAGACTGATATTATCCTCTGTTACAGCATCAGAACCATTACCAATAAACGCATGGTAAGGAAGTGTATTAAGATTCTGCATAGTCTGTGTATCTTCCAATGTTAACCCTGGTCTGTGGTTGGCCCACCAGACATAAGAGTTATTGATATCATTATTGATAGCAATATGATATAATGCACCATACATTGGTCGCTTATTGGAAGGAATATTTCCGAGTCTGGCTCTTGTCCCAGAAGAAGAATAAAGAACCTTATTATCCTTATCTGCAACAACAGTATATACGCGATCATTTACGAAATATGTCTGTGAACCTGATGTTCTTTTTAGGAAAGAATTATTGCTGGTGTCAGATGCTCTCGGCGGGTCGAATACTTTATTAGAACCGGGACCAAATTCCCAATGTCTTAGTATAACAGCCTGCTGATTAGTAGAATTATATTTGAAATTACCAGAACCGTTAACCACAAAACTCTGTGTGGTTGTGCGTGGCCAATTGGACTCGAATGTTAACATAACATTAGAACCCACAACTCGCTTAGATACAATAGTAGTATAAATTGTATCGAACCCGTTAGTTCCACCCGCAGTGGTCGGTAATAGTCTTACGGCTAGTGAGTCTCTATATGAGAATGCAGCAGAAACGTTTGCAGCCTGACCAGCACTAGAAGTTACGATATTAGCATATTTACTACCCTGAACAAAGATAACGTTAGCGGATGCCGCAGTGAATACCGGGCTTAGGTTCTGGCCATAGGCATTAGAACTATCACAAGTGCTTACACGTAATCCATTGTAGGTATTACCAGAGGCTCTTGCTACCCATAGAAGATCAGTATCACTTGTATAACCATTGGCTGTAATTTTAGCGCGCCATTGAGTATCGTCAACAACGTTTCTACCCTGGGCACTTAGTGTCATATAGTTATTGATAGTGAATGAAACTTGGTTAGCTACAGAAACCGGTCTATAGGTAAGATTAACTGTTAGGGTAGGAGAACTGTTGCTGATGTTATTCGCAACAACATTAAGCAGGCCATCACCGCTAGTTGGGAAGTCGCTTGATAGATAAACACCATTATTAACTAATGCTAGAGCAGTAATTGCACCATTAGAATTAGTAGTAACGGAGAGGTTAGCCGCAGTATAGGTGGTCCCACCAGAAATATTGATAACGTCAGAATTGGAGAAAACGCCAGACTGTGTGCTAACAGAAACAGTATCAATCTCTGTTTTAGTTTTAGCATAAGCATTGTAGGGTTCGTTATTAGCTACACGAACCACATATAGTCTATCAGAATATCTTAGATATGTCTGTGCAGTGAAAAAGGTTTCATCATTTCCACCATCCGGCTCACCGAATACAATGGGAAGTGCACCAGGGGCACGGACAAGATAAGGTTCATTAATTGGCCCCTGTGGGAACACACCAACAATCGCCCCAATCGGGCGTCTACGAACCGGTGTTACACCGAAAGTTAAATCGAATTCACGAATCTCAATACCAGGGCTTAAAAGGTTAATTGCCATCTACCATTCTCCATACAAATCTATTATTATTTGTATTTAGTAAATGTTAGTCTTCCGTTAAAAACCGCATAAATTCATTATAGCTAATGTCTCTAATTTCATTTTGATCATATAGATAAGAATCGTCTTCTGCAAAAATGGGAAGAACGTCGTCATCTAGTAATTTTAGATTATCAGATACCATTCGTTCACGGACATTCGTATCTGTCCAATCCTTGAAATAAGGCTGTTGCACTAGCCAACTAAAGAGAACACAGCACATGGATAGATCGTCATGGTGACCCTCTGCCGCCTCAAAACTTTCACCAACCTCAATAAAATTATATAATTCTTTTTTAATATCGATATCGGGAATTAATAATTTATCATTTTCAACAAGTGTCTTAAAATTGGTGCAGCCAATTCTTTTAACTAACTTTGTGGTTCTTATACCTACAGTCGGTCTCCCACCAAATCCACTACTTAATTGTTGTCCCATATTTCCGCGCATATATGAGAACACCATATTCTCATATTCCATTTCGCGATATAGAATATCTGCTACCTGTTGTCCGTTGTCATTTATCTCTACGCAAATAAATGCATCATTAAATGATTTTGCAAACTGGTGAATAATATTAGGAAACATCAGCGGTGAAATTGTATTATTTTTATATTGACCAACAACTTTATATGGAATTTCAGAAACATCGAATATTACGAATGCATTATAGTCACCACCAACACCACGGGAAGTATCCACTACCATAATAAATAATTTACCTCGATGTTCCTTTTTGGAAGGGTCAATATAAATTTTCATGTCCTCATTTTGCCGGACTGGTTTAGCTGTATACATCTGTTCTAGTTTAGCTGCGGAAATTAATGTATTCTGTGATCCAAGAAACTCACAACCAAATTCCTGATTGAACTGAAGGATAGAAGAGTTCTTAATAGTTTCTTCTTTCCACTTCTCATCGCGGCCAGGAATTTCCGACCAATGCACACCAATAGGTTTGAATGAATTTTCGCCGGCTACTGCTTCATTCCAAATTTTATGAAACATGTTCATACCGTTTGGTGTTGATGTGATAATCATTTTAGTTTCTTCACCAGCAGAAATTGTAGGCATAACTGTGGCAAAGAATTCTGTCTGAATGTTATTAGGAACGAATGCAAACTCGTCAAGGTAAACGCAATTATGGACATTTATTTCGTTACATAAAAATTCATTATTATCTTTTACATGTAATATATCATATACAACGTCATCTTCTATTTCAGAAATATATTTAACTCGTGAATATCCATATAATGTTGATATATTTTCTGAAAAACAATATTGTGCCTCGATCCAACCTTTATCCGTAAGAATTTTATGATCCGGTGTGCATTTTATTCTACGTCCACAGGTTAATACAATTTCTATAATTTTTCTTAAACCTACCTTTCGAATTCCATCAAATTCTTTGAATCCATCTCTTGTGAGAATTTCAATTCTCTCTGTTTCTGGCATCGTAATTTTGCGCTTATACTCATTTTTAAACGAGATTCCGCTGACCGTTTCATTCCACGATGTTTCTCTGCCGTTTTTCGAATCTTTTCCTGATTTTTGTTGACTCGCAATACTATTTCTATAGATTTCTTTTTCCCTTTGTTCGCTATAGAAATCTTTTTCTTGTGTTCTTCCGTTTTCGGAATTCCTAGACCCCTTCCCTTCAATGCCAGTGACATCTTCAATATAGATTCTTCTGACATCGTTCTTCCCATTGCACGAATGGAAATTTTTCTTTTTGTGGATTCTGACAGTTTTTTCCCAGTCATACGTTTCGATTGCAATTTCGATAATTCGTCTATGTAAATTTCTCTCTGTGCTTTTGATAATTTTAGAAATTTGCCTTGTCGTCCGGTCGCCATTCTTGTATAGGCTGATATTAATTGATAATAAGTGTTGTCTATCTTCTCTACCATTTTCGGTAATAGGCGATGTAATATTACATGTTCTTTCAGGGTAAGATTTACTAAATTTGTTTTTATATTTTCCCCACCCATACATATAGGAATTATATGATGTGACTCTATCATATATTTTTTGTCCTTCGATTTCTCTAGCGGATTCAGTATTCTTTTTTCTATAATTTTCCAATATAAATTTGTATATTTGTTTTCTATGAAATTCATTTATATTATCCCATAAAACATCATTGTTTATATCATTTTCTAATCTTATAATATTATTTAATTGTTCGATTGGAATATCAAAAATAACATTATTTAATTTTATTGTTACTATAGAATCTCCTGTGACGCAATTATAAGTTTTTCCTCGAACGCTGTTTCCTGATGTTGCGGAGGTTTCTATCTTAGAACCATTTTCTAGGAATACAGTTCCCTTACTCCATTCAACAATACCTTGCTGTAACCACTTGGGTAGGTGTTCATATGAAAATTGTAATCTGCTTAGAATTTCTCTTGACTGTGAAGCCTTATGTGCTAGAACTGCAATCTTATAGTTTTGGTGAAAGAGAACATACCAAAGTAATACAGCTACAACGGTTTGGGTCTTACCTGACTGTCTGGGAATTTTACATACGGTAAATCTATTTTCCACAAACATTTCAGCCATTTTTTCCTGAAATGGCCATAGCCCGAAACTTGTTAGACCTTTGTTTGGGTTTACAATCTTAACGTATTTTTTAATGAAGTAGATTGGATCATTGGCGCACTTACCAAATTCCATAATCTGCTTTTTAGTGAAATTTACCGGAACGTTAACTTTTTTTAGTTTTTGATTACCAAGATAATATACGTTCTTATCATCTAACAGACTCATTAGTATTCCTCTTCATGATCTATAATAATTTCTTCTACTTTATGTGGCTTCATTAGTGATAATAAATCAGCGGTGCTACCTAGAAAAACGTTGTTATTGATTTTTCTATTATCATTGCTAACTGAGGTTCCCTTTTCGCGTATATTAATGGCAGCCAATTCTTTATTAGCATCAACTAATGTTCGTATTAAATTTGATAGAACTTCATATGCTCTCGGATGCTCTGATCGTTTTGCTACATCCATAATTTCATCCAATGAATCAGTTCCTTTACGGATAATGTTTTTGATATTATCCTTGGCCAATTCCAAATCATCGGATGGTTCATTTTCAATAGGAATAAGTTCCTGTCTTTCTATGGTAGGAACGGTTAGAGAAGTTATATTCAAAATTTTTGCTAAATCAGGCCTTTCATCCATTATTCAAACTCATCTATATCGATACTAATACCATAGTCATCTGTATCTTTAATTAATTCAACTGGAATAGATAATGCACTATTTGTTGT